CACGATGGTAAGCCGATTGGTCATAGCAAAGCCGCTATTGGTGGCGAAGATAGACTTGAGGTTGATAGGTACATCGAGCTTGCTAAACTTGCCCTTGATAAGCCCATTTTAAAGTTTGCCGACAACCAAAAAACAGACCACACCAAAATGTTAGAGGATGAATGTGCCGCGTTAAGGAAACAGTTAAATGATCGAATCGCTAGTTAAACCCCAGCCACTAGACAACGACATCGCGGTAATCAAGATTTTGCAATTACTAGGTCAGCTATCCTTAAACGATGTTAAACATATCTATGACATCATTTCTAAAATTCAATTACTTGTTAAGGATGTAGAATGACATTTGCTGTGTTTTATGGTCTTTACCCCCGTAAGATGGCCCGTAAGGACGCTGAAAAGGCTTGGCGGTCTATGACTGCCGATGAACAATTAAAGGCCATAGAAGCTTTGCCACAGCATCTTAAGTATTGGAAGATTAAAGAAACCGCTAAAGACTACATACCGTACCCCGCGTCTTGGTTACGGGCTGGTCGCTACGATGACGAGCTTGACATTGAACCGCTTAAGAAACCTGAACTGCCGTTTTACGCTACAGAAGAACTTACCATCAAAAAAGCACAGGAAGTAGGTATAACTCCCTATGCTGGTGAAGGCTGGCAAGCGTTAAGATCAAGGATCAGTCAGAAGATAAAGCAACTTGAAGAACAAGCGTGATTAGATTAGCAACACTTTTGGACAGTCCTTACATTGTTTCTTTGTCAAAAAAAGAATCATTATGTTTAGGATTTATTCCAAAAACAGCTTATGAAGCCGCAATTAATAGTTTTAAAGGTGGTAAGCGTTGGTCTAACACTTGTAACGACAAGTTGTTTGTTTGTGAAGAAAATGGTGATTTAGTTGGATTTGTTATGTTTTCTTATGGAAACCCATCAAAATGTAATCAAATTTGTATACAAGAAGATGCAAGGCTTATTGAGCGTGGTCAGGCTTTATTATCTGCCGCTATAGCACACGGAAATTTGCGTGGTATTGAGGATTTTGCTTGTGGATGCGCTAATGATCTTCCTAGTAATTTTTTTTGGGGAAGAATGGGTTGGGTAAAAGTAGGAGAAAGAAAAGGGATTAGTCATAAAAATACTTGGAAAGAAACCAGTAAACGGGTTGTAAACATATACAGGTATCAAACAAGCAGTTTATTTACAAATGATTTTGGAATGATTTTGCCAAAAGAAAATGTAGCAATAGCTTTATGAAGTCTGATCCGTTTGCAGGAATGATTCACGGGATTGTTCATAGGCCAAAAGAAGTAAAACTGGCGTACCTAGTAAGTTGGTACATCGGTGTTGCAAAGAAGCGTGGCTGGGATGCGGTGGTGAAGTTAATACAACAGAACCCCAATACCGAAGCGGAAATAAAAATGTTAATTAAAAAGAGATTAGGAAAATGATTGTTCTGCCCATTAAAAACGAAGAAGTTTCACCTTGGTTGCTTGAAAAACATTACGCCAAAAGAATTCCACAAATTATGTTTGCTTATGGGTTATACGAAAATAACATTTTAATTGGTGTAGTTACTTACGGAATACCTGCTTCACCATCTCTTTGTATGGGTATTTGTGGTAAAGAATATTCTGATAAAGTATTGGAACTTAACAGAGTTTGTTTAATGGACAACGCTAAAAATCAAGCTAGTTTTTTAGTTGCTAATTCTATTAAACAATTGCCTAAACCAACTATTGTTGTTTCTTATGCTGATATGGGGCATGGTCATGTAGGTTATGTATATCAAGCCACTAATTTTCTTTACACAGGTCTTTCTGCCAACAGAGTAGACTGGACTGTAAAAGGATTAGAACACAAACATAGCAAAACTATTAGCGATGGAATGACTTTAGAAAGGATTAAAGAAAAATATGGTGATGACTTTTATTACACAGAAAGAACAAGAAAACATAGGTACATATATTTTCATGGAGATAAACGACAAAAAAAAATAATGAATAAATTACTAAAATACAAAACAGAACCTTATCCTAAAGGAAATAGTAAAACATACAATTCGGGCGGTTCGGTACAAACTCAAACATTATTATTTGGAGCATAAATGCGTGAGATAGACCCAAATCAATGTATAGACTTTATATTAGAAAACGCAGGTAAATATGCACAAGCAAAGGGTGAATTGGCGCAACTTGAAGCGTATAAGAGTTCACTCAAAGCTATCAAGATGGCTGAAACTTCTGAACAATCTCTCGGCGCGCAAGAGCGTGAGGCTTACAGAAGCGAAGATTATCAGAATCTATGCAAAGCGATCGGCTTGGCTACAGAAAATGCAGAAAAACTTAAATGGCAATTGGAAGCGGCTAGGTTAAGACACTCCACATGGCAAACTTTAGAAGTATCAAACAGAACCCAAGATAGGATTTTAAAATGAGCACATTAAAAGTAACCGAAGAATTTTTAATTCTTAAACTGCTATGCAAGATGTATGACAATTCACTTAAGTCTGCAAACCCTACACAGATGCTTGAATTAAGCGTAGATATTGCCGAAAGCGCAGAAAAGCTAGAACAACTGACTGTAGACTACATTAATGGCGTTTAGCGTTTCAGTCCCCCAGCTAGTTATTGATGCAAGCAAAGAGTTTGTTGAGCATAACAACTTGGGGATGCGCCCTGATGATTCTAACGGCACTAAAAGCCAACAGTTAGTCGGGGTTATTGGTCAAAATATGATGGCCTACGCGCTAGGTTTACCGTTTATGCAACCAACCACAACGCATGACGGTGGCGTAGACTTTGTAATACACGGCAAAAAGATTGACATTAAGACAATGGGGCGCACAGTTACACCAAAGCTAGACTATGTTAATAACTTAATTGCGTCACAGACTAGGTTTAATGTTGACGGCTACATATTTTCTAGCTTAAACACGATAGACTACAAACTGACTATCTGTGGCTGGTTGCCAAAAGAAACCTTTTTATGGTTTGCCAAGTTTTACGAAAAAGGTACGATTAGGGAAAGAACTAACAATACTACCTTTGAATTAAAGGCAGACACCTATGAGATTGAAAACGAAGATTTGATATACAAGATACATAACTGGGGTGAATTGTTTAACAGCATAAAAAATGACAAAAAATGAAAAACTACGCAATCGAAAAATCGCTGAATTGGGATGCTCATTATGTAGGCATCAAGGCCATGAGGGAACGGAATGTGAACTACACCACATTAGACGAGGTAATATCCCTCGCTCTACAGCACCCGTCATTGGCCTGTGCCTCTACCACCATCGCGGATCAAATACCAGTATTCACGGAATGGGTCGTAAGCGGTTCGAGTTGGAATACAAAATCACGGAAGAAGAACTCCTTGAGCAAACAAAAAGGCTTATAGGTGAGTAGCTGGCTCATCATTGTTACAGGTCTTATTTATACCTATATAGGTATAGAACAAGTCGTTAAAGGCAATGTTCCTATGGGTGTTACCTATATGTCCTATGCCACAGCCAATATTGGTCTTTACTTTATGGCTAAATAATGTAAAATGGTGCATTGCAACATTTAATAGGAGATTGCTATGTACGAAGATCAATTAAAAAAGTTTGAAAAATTAGCCGAACAAGCCATGCAAGTTTATGACTTTTGGGTTGATTGCTTTATTAAATCTTTAAAAAACTTTAGTAAGTAATTAAAGTTCGTGTCCGTCAAACCCTAGTTCTTGGCCCACAAGCATCTTTCTACGCTTAAATGTAGCATCATGCAGATTCCATTTACCTGTCTTATGGCGGGAACAATGGATCATTTCGTGGGCCATTGACCTAGTGACGGTATCGTAGTGGCCACACCTAGCCTTGGATATACAAAAAATATGTGGCTTGGCTAAAGATTCATCGTATTCGTAGGTAGCCATTACAGTATGGTCGTTTACCACTTCAAAGCGACATAACTCGCTAGGTGGTATGTCCCACATTAAAAACGGTTGGCACTTGGCTAAAGTTAGATAAATGCCTTCAAGGATTTTGGGCGTGATCTTCATACACCGTGTATCTTACCGCGAAATTCAACCTCATCTTCACCCCAAACCCTAATCATTTCAGGCTGTAAAAGACGGTTTCTTTCAAACGAAAGCATGACAAAACCACTATTCCAATCTTTTGGGGTATCTTCCGTATAAGCAAATTGTTGACCATTACAGTCGGCTAAAGTACCTGTTTGAACGCCCCAGCGTGTACCGTTGTAATCTCCTACTGGCATAACCGACAAATGATGCGTATGACCTGTAATCATATTAACGCCTGAATTTAAAGCGTTTGCTCTACCTGCGCTAAAGCCACCTTTCCAACGATGTTTGATACAGGTATCTTCATTAACCCAAAATGACCAGCAAGGAAGCCACGCAGGGAAGTATTCTTTAAGAGTTGTACCCCTCACCCCTTCAAAAGCTGGCAAGTTCTCTATGATCCGCATTTCAAGCCTAGCATCGTGATTGCCTAATGGCCAATATAACTTTGCCCCTTTAGCTACAGATTCAATCTTGCCCAAAAAGTATTGGCAAGCCTCAAGTTCTTCTTTTACTGTTGGTAGTGCATCCCAATCTTGCCTTGGAAATCTGCTGATTGATGCCCCATCTAGCGCGTCACCATTGCATACGATGGCGGTAGGTTTAAA